GAACAATCGCAAGACAGATGAGGCAGCAAGATCTTGCTTTGAGAAAGCAGCGTAGAGATAAGAGAAGAGATAGTAGACGATCATTCCAAGAAAGGAAAGAAGCTTTTGAGTTCCAGCAAGCAGAATTTAATGCTCAAACATTTATGCAACCTGGAACTCAGGCAGCAATGGTTCCAGGTAGAGATCCCAATAGAAGGGTTAGAAAAGATGTTTGGGCAAGATACCAAAGGATGCAGCAATCTCGTCAACAAAGACGAGGCAGATTGAATGAAGGACTTATGTTGGGAGCTGGTTTCCCAATGTTATTTGGTGGTGGTGTTGGTTCTGTTGGTGGTGGTGTTGCTGGTGCGTTACTTCAATCAAAAATGGGGCCAGGAGCAGGTTTTGGAGCGCAAATACTCTTAAGTGCTTTAGGACAGCAGATTGATGCTTTTGTTGGTAAGACAAAAGAATTAGGTGATGCACTTAGAAAGCCAACAGAAAACCTTCAAGCATTGCGTGATGCTGCTGGAATAGCTGGAACTGATATAGATAGAACAAGTAAACGACTAGAACAGTTAGGATTAAAAGCTAGTGCTGCTGCTTTGGTTCAAGCTGAAATCAGTGATTTTGCAAATATAAAAGGTTTACAAGCTATGTCAGAAGCTTGGCAAGATTTAAGCAATATCATTGCGAAGCTAACGATTCAAACAATGAGCTTTATTTCAGGCCCATTGACAGCAGCAATTAGAAAAATGGAAGAAATATTAGGTCATTCTGTTGATGCTGGTGTTCTTAGAAAAACTTATGACAAGTTAGATCCAGCAGGAAAAGACGCTTTCAACAGACGACTAGAAGAATTAATGCCAGAAAGGACAAAGAATAGAAATTTAGAACGCTTTTTCCCAACAACTGCTTATCAAAAAATAGTACAAGGGAAAATACCTCCTTCTGTATTAAAGGAGCTGCAAGCTGAGTTTGATCCGAAAAGCGCACCAGGGATGCAAGCAGATTTAGACGCAAGGGTTCAGAAAATTGCAGAGAAAGATACAAGTGATTTACGAGAAAAAATAGAACTAGAGAAGAAAAGATTATCTATGTCTTCAACTGCTTTTGAGATAAAAACAAAAGAAATCGAATTAGCAAGGCAAGATTTTGAAATTGCATGGCAAAGAGATGAATTAAAGCTAATGGAAGCTGGAACTGAAAAAGATATTTTAAAAACAAAAATTGACAAATTAGTTGCCACAAGAGATCTAAATGCCGCAGAACTAGAGAACTTTAAAACATTGAATTTATTAGATGGGAAGTGGCAGGAAATAGCAGGTACGATAGAAAATGGAGTAGTAAATGCTATTGAAGGAGCAATACAAGGAACTAAGACTTTAGGTGAAGTTGCGTCAAGCGTCTTTAATCAGATTGCAAGTCAATTATTAAGGATGGGTGTTAATTACGCTTTAAGCGGAATGTTCCCAGCTCTATTCCCAGCTCAAAGAGCTGAAGGAGGTCCAGTAAAAGGAGGATCACCCTACATCGTTGGAGAAAAAGGCCCAGAATTATTTGTTCCAGGTTCTAGCGGTAATATCGTTCCAAATCATGCAATGGGAGGAGCTAACGTAGTTGTTAATGTAGATGCTTCTGGTTCGTCAGTAGAAGGCGATGCAGGGCAAGCTGAACAACTTGGAAGTATGCTGGCAGCAGCAATTCAAACCGAACTTGTTAATCAACAACGACCTGGAGGACTCTTAGCAGGTACACGTTAATGGCATCTTTTCCTTCTATTACTCCCAAGTATGGGGCATCCTCAAGTAGCAGTCCAAATCTTCAACAGATTCAAATGGGAGATGGATATGCACAAGTGTTACGTTTCGGACTAAATCAAAATCCAAAGCAATGGAGATTAAAATGGGATGTTTCCGAGACAGATGCAGACACAATTGAAACTTTTTTAAATGCTAGAGCAGAAGATGGTCAAACTTTTGATTGGATACCATTAGGTTCTTCTACTTCTTATAAGTGGCGTTGTTTTTCTTGGAATAAAACAATTCCTTATTTAAACAGAGCTTCTATTAGTGCCACTTTTATTCAATTTTTTGAACCATAATGGCTGTTTCTGTTTGGGCTGCCAGCAATAATTACAGTGTTGGTGACATTAGAAGAGCTGCTACTGCTCAAGTTACAGGATTATTTTTTAGATGCACAACAGCAGGAACAAGCGGATCGAGCGAGCCTAAATGGGGTACAGATATTGGATCAACGGTTACTGATCACACTTGCATCTGGACTGCGATCAGTAGTGCTTTTGAAGAACTAGCTTCCCTTTCTCCTACTACTATTATTGAGTTATTTGAGTTACGCTTAGATTCTACTTTGCATGGAAGTTCAGATATTTATCGTTGGCATAACGGAGTAAATGCGGCTGTTACTGGAGATATTGTTTGGGCAGGGAATAGTTATTCAAGACAACCAATAGAAGCTTCAGGTTTTGAATATAAATCAGGAGAAGGAACACTTCCTCGTCCTACTTTGACTGTTGGCAACGCAGAGAAGGCAACATCAGGTTCTTATGTGTCTGTCCCTGAAGTCTCTGCATTGCTTTTGCTTGTCAATGAAACGACAGCAGGTAATGATTTAGGAGGAGCGCAGGTAAGAAGAATAAGAACTTTAAAAAAATTCCTTGATGGAGAATCGGCGGCTGATCCTTATGCTCAATTCCCTATTGAACTTTGGTACATAGATAGAAAAGCAGCCGAAAACAGGATGCAAGTTTCTTTTGAACTTTCTTCTAAGTTTGACTTACCAGGCGTAACGATTCCAAAAAGACAAGTTGTTAGTTCTGTTTGTCAATGGGCTTATAAGTCTTCAGAGTGTAGTTATACAGGAAGCAACTATTTTGATATAAATGACAATGCTGTAAGTAGTGCTTCTGACGATGTTTGTGGCAAAAGGTTGACATCCTGCAAGAAAAGATTTAGTAGCACATTACCTTTTGGTGGATTCCCTGGAGCAGGACAAATACGATGAAAATAAGTAAAAAAGTAAAAGAAGAAGCTTTAACTCATGCAAAAGAAGATTCTCCTAGAGAAAGTGTTGGATTAGTTCATATTGTAAAAGGTCGGGAAAAATATTTTCCTTGTAACAATTTAGCGGAAACTCCTGATGAACACTTTGTTTTAGACCCTAATGATTATATAAAATGCGAAGAAAAAGGTCAAATAATGGCTGTAATTCATTCTCATCCAGTTACTAATCATCATCCAAGTCCAGCCGATTTAGTTGCTTGTGAAAAATCTGGATTGCCTTGGTTCGTTGTGAATCCTCATACTGAACATTGGGGATATTGCGAACCAAATGGATATGAATTGCCTTTTGTTGGAAGACCTTTTTTTCATGGTGTAATTGATTGTTATACGTTAGTTCAAGATTTTTATAAGAAAGAATTGGGTATAAAAATGGGAGATTATTTTAGAAGAGATAAATGGTGGGAAAAAGGTGAAAATATGTATTTAGATAATTTTAAAAATGAAGGGATGAGAGAAGTTGATCTTGAGTCAGTTGAATATGGAGACATTTTATTATTAAAACTTGATTCAGTTGTACCTAATCATGCAGCTCTATATTTAGGTGAAATGATTATTCTTCATCACGTTCAAGGAAGATTATCTTCTAGGGACGTATATGGCGGCTATTATCAGAAGGTGACGGAACTTTGTTTAAGGCATGAAAGTCGTTAAAGTTCATGGAGCGTTAAAAGAACGATTAGGCCAAGGGACTTTTGAGTTCAATGTAGAAACTCCTGCTCAAGCAATCAAAGCTTTATGTGCTAATTTTAGTGGCCTTGATAAATGGTTAATAGATAGCGATAAAGATGGGGTGGCATATAAGGTCTTAGTGGGTCGTTCCAAAATAACCCAGGAAAATATTGAAGAATTATCTTATCCGTGGAGTGAAAAGGAAGTTTTTCAGATTACGCCTGTTATTGCAGGAGCAGGTAGAGGTTTTGGTCAGTTTGTATTAGGAGCTGCATTGGTTGGTATCGGGATTGCATCAGGTGGTGTAGGTTTTGGGATCTTCTCTGCTACTAATTGGGCTGGTGCTACATTCCTGACGAAATCACTTATAACGATTGGAGCAGGTCTTGCTTTAGGTGGCATATCAACGATGTTGTCACCTCAACCTAAATTACCTAAAGATGCCAGGAAAAACGAAAGTTTTGGTTTTGGAGGAGTTGAAAATACTGTTAATCAAGGCGTACCAGTTCCAATTTGTTACGGACGCTTATATGTTGGTAGTGCGGCTATTTCCGTCGGCTTAGATACTGATCAGGTGGTTTAACATGATTTTAATTCAAGGAGCTGGTGGAGGAGGAGGCAAAGGAGGGAATAACAAGACTCCGACAGAGGCTGATGATTCGCTTCAGTCGATTCAACACGCAAAGGTATTAGATCTAATCGCAGAAGGTCCAATACAAGGATTAGACAACCAAAGTTATCCATTAAATAGTGTTTTTCTTGATGGAACTCCTATTCAAAACTCAGCAGGTGAAGATCGTTTTAATTCAAGTTCATATTCAGTTATTTACGACAGATTAGGAACTCAGGGTCAAGGCTATATCCCTGACTTAGAAGGTACTTCTGTAGAGACAGCCGTTGGAGCAAGTATTACAAAAGTCAATCCTCCTGCTGCTGCAACTCAACAGATAGGAGATGCAACAAACAGTACAAGTATTGATAAAATCAGGATTACTATTTCTTTTAATGCGTTACAAAAATTTGAAGATGATGGAGATATTAAAGAAAACAGCGCACAATTAAAAATTCAACTTGCTTACAATGGAGCAAGTTTTCAAGATATAAAAACCGATAGAGTTTCAGGTAAATCAAGTGCAACTTATAAGAGAGATTATTTAATAACTCCTGCTCAGTGGAACGGTCAGAGTGGTGGTTCTAGTAATTGGCCTATTCAGGTAAAACTTGTAAGGCTTTCGGATGACGCTACTAATAAAAATGTAAGTGGATTCGTTTGGGAAAGTTACACGAAAATATCCGACGAAAGATTATCTTATCCAAACTCTGCATTGATGTATCTGCGTTTTGATGCGTCTTCCTTTAATTCCATCCCACAGCGAAAATATTTAATAAGAGGATTAAAGATTAATATTCCTCATAATGGTTCTGTCGATACAAGTACACATATTGGAAGAGTTACTTATTCAGGTTTATTTAATGGAACAGTAAACAATCTTCAATGGACAAATGATCCTGCTTGGTGCTTATGGGATCTTCTAACTAATACAAGATATGGCTGTTCTATTCCTGTAAGTAGTTTAGATGCTTTTGATTTTTACAAAATTAGTCAATATTGTAATGAGCTTGTTTCTGATGGAAGAGGAGGGGTAGAGCCAAGGTTCTCATGCAATATGTTAATCAATTCAAAAGCGGAAGTATATAGTGCAATTCAATCAATGACTGCATTATTTAGAGGTATAAGTTTTTATAGCTCTGGGACGTTAGTAGCGTTATGTGATAAGCCTAGAGATTCTCAATATTTACTTGGTCCCAGTAATGTTGTTGACGGCCTTTTTAATTACGAAGGAAGTTCTCAAAAAGCAAGACATACAGTCGTCTCTGTTGGGTATCAAGATTACGACGGACTTGGGGAAACAAAGATTGAATATGTAGAGGACGCTGATGCGATCTCTAAATATGGAATTATTCCAACTTCAATTCAAGCTCTAGGCTGTTACAGCCAAGGTCAGGCCAGAAGATTAGGAAGATGGATGCTTTTAAGTGAGCAAAACCTAACGCAGACTGTTTCTTTTGCTGTTTCTATTGATAGTGGAATCCTTCTCAGACCAGGAATGGTTATTGATATTGCCGATCCAGGTAAGACAGGTAGAAGAAGATTTGGACGGATTCAGTCAGCAACAACAACTTCAATCACTGTTGACTCTGATACTGATTTAAGCAATGTTGACATGTCTGAATCTCCTACTCTTTCTGTTTTGTTACCAACAGGATTAGTAGAAACAAAAACAATTACAGGAATTGAAGCTGTTTTTGATAGACAGATAGATATTGAAGGAAGCTTTAGTGAAGCTCCTAATGCAGGACAAGTTTGGTTAATTCAAACAACAGGGATGCAGTCGCAGCAATTTAGTGTTTTATCCGTATCTGAATCAGGAGAAGGAGTTTATGCGATAGCGGCTATTGAATATAATTCAACTATTTATGATGCTGTAGAGCAAAATTTAACAGTTGAACAAAGAGATATTTCAGATCTAAACGATGCCCCTGGTCCTGTTTCTGGTCTAAGAGGAGATCAATATTTATATCAAAGAGGACAAGGAGTTTTTGTTGGATTTGGACTTTCATGGACTGCTCCTGTAACAGGTGGACCACCAAGCACCTATGCAATTGCCTACAGATTCTCTACTGATGGAACGGCTTATGGCAACTGGCAAACACTAACGAGTCAAAGTCCTTCAATTAATATTGAAAACTTAAGTCAAGGAACACTACAGGCCAAAGTTCAAGCTTTAAATTTCACAGGAAAAGGCAGCACGGCTCAAACAGAAACATTTACTTTACCAGGTAAATCAGAACCTCCTGGTGATGTTCAAAATTTAACTTTTGAGTCTATCAATCAAAACTCAGGAAGATTAAGATGGGATCAATCTGTCGATCTTGATGTAAAAGTAGGAGGAAAAATATTTATCAGACATTCTTCTTTAACAGACGGAAATGGAACGTGGAGTAATTCTGTTGACTTGATTGATGCAAAAGCAGGAAATGCAACAGAAGCAGTCATACCAAAGGTTTCAGGAGAAGTTCTTGTTAAGTTTGCAGATTCTTCTGGGATTCTAAGTGATAACGAATCAAGCGTAATTATTACACTAGCTGAAAAGAATCAAACGCTTATTGTTAAAACACAAAGAGAAGATCAAATCAGTCCCACTCCTTTCAGTGGTTCAAAAACTAATACGGCTTATGACGCATCGGCTGACGCTTTAGAACTTACTGTTTCAGGTGGAGACGTAAGCGAATCAGGTTCTTATACTTTTGCTTCTGTACTTGATTTAGAACACACTTATGCGCTTGATCTTTCTCGTTATTTTGTAACTAGAGGAAATTTTGAAAGTGATTTAATGGATAATTGGCCTGATGTAGATGCAAGAACAGATTGGGATGGTGGTGTTATTGATAGCGTTAATGCTGCTTTAAAAATTAGAACAACGACTGATAATCCTGGTAGTTCACCAACTTGGAGTAGCTGGATTCCTTGTGCAAATGGAACTTTTAGCGGTAGAGGATTTCAGTTTAAAACTGATTTAACAAGCACCTCAACCGATCAAAATATTTTGGTGGATCAATTAGGGTACACAGCTTCTTTGGATCAGAGAACAGAGCAAAGTAGCGGCCTTGTTGCTAGTGGAACGTCTGGAAGTGGAAAAGCATTAACATTTAGCAATGCTTTCTTTACAGGAACATCTTCTTTAGGAGGCGGTTCTTCTGCTTATTTACCAAGCATTGGAATCGTTGCTCAGAACATGGCTAGTGGAGACTATTACAATGTTACTGCTGTTTCTGCTACTGGATTTACAGTGATTTTCAAGAACTCTTCTAATTCTGTTGTTGATCGTAATTTCTATTGGACTGCGGTAGGCTATGGCAGAAGAGCTTAAACTGTAGAAAACAGATAGAACAATGAGTCCGATCCATGACTATACGATTTCAAACGCTTCAGGAAGTAGCGTAAGAAATGATCTTCAAAATGCATTAAGGGCGTTAAATTCTGCGAATAGTAATAGTTCTGCTCCTACTGATCAATTAACTGCTTTTAGTCCCTGGGGCGATACAACTAATAATATTTTCAAACGAAGGAATCAAGGTAATGATGGTTGGGTTCCTCTTAGGAAGGCTGACGGTACTGTTTTAATCCCTGACGGTTCGGCGGCTAGTCCAAGTGTTCAACCTTCTGATGATGCGAATACAGGTTTATATAGTCCAGGTGCTGATCAGATTGGAGTTAGTTGTGCTGGAACGCTACGACTAACAATTTCAAGTTCAGCAATAACAACAACCGAGCCAATTGGCTTACCAGATGCAAGCGCAAGCCTTCCTGCTCTTGTCTTTTCTGACGACACAGATACAGGCATCTATAGTTCAACAGCAAACCAATTAGATATTGCAACAGGTGGAACAAGAAGACTTTCCTTAAGCAGTACGTCTCTAAGTGTTGTTCCTGACTTGGTTTTAGAGAATCAAGCAGACCTTCGGTTAAGTGAGGCCAGTGGAAATGGGTCTAATTATATCGCTTTCCAAGCTCCTGCTGCTATCGGTTCAAATATCACCTTAACGCTTCCAGCGACTGACGGAGGAGCTGGACAAGCTATGGTTACGAATGGTTCTGGTACGCTCTCATGGGCAAACGCTGGAGCAGCGACGGGTGGTTCAACAGATGCTATTTTTTACGAAAATGGTCAAGCGGTAACGGCAGATTACACAATCACAAATGGACAAAATGCTGGCAGTTTCGGACCAATTACTATAAACTCAGGTGTAACAGTTACAGTCGGAACTGGTGAAACTTGGACGGTTGTTTGATTTATGAGTCAGATCAAAGTTGATAGTATTGTTCCGAGAGGCGGTTTACCTGCTGGCGCAAGTAGCGGTGGAATCATTCAAGTTGTGGCGACCGTTACAAATGCAACGGCGGCTATGACCTTAGGAGGGGGAAGTGGAAACTCAGCATGGACAGATGTTTCTGGTATGTCTTGCACTATTACGCCGCAGTCGGCTTCTAGTAAAATTTATGTTATGTGCGTTTTAAGAGGGCAAGCCTCAGGGGAGTATATGGGCGTTCAGATGATGAGAGGTACTACGCCAATAATGATTGGGAACGGTGCCACAGGTAATATGACAAATGCTACGGCAAGATTTAACGGAAGAGAAAATGTTCACCGAACTAACCAGTTTATAATGAATGGAATAGACAGTCCTGGTACCACTTCAGCAACAACTTACAAAGTTCAGATTGCCAATAGGCATAGTTCGGAAGCTTTTTACTTTAACCGACCAGGTACTTTAGATAATAATAATTACACTATTTATACTTCCTCAAGTTTTACAGTTATGGAGTTGACACCCTAATGGATCATGAAGCAATCATGAGGGCTTATCCTGAAGTTGTTATTTCACACTCGGTGGATGGCAATTTCGACGCAGATGGCAAAGAAGTCTCAACTGAACAGTCGAAAATTGATGCGGCAAGGGTCGCTATAGATGCAGAAAAAGCAGCCGTAAAATATAAAATAGACAGAGCCGATTCTTTTGCTTCTATTGGCGATCAATTAGATATGCAATATTGGGACGCTGTAAATGGAACGACGACATGGAAAGATCATGTTGCTAAAGTTAAATCGGATAATCCAAAACCATGAGTACATTATCTGTCGGCACAATTAAAAGTGCATCATCAGCCGCACCTGTTTTTCAAAACAGTTCGGGAACTGAAAAAGGTCAATTAATAAAAGCTTGGGTTCAAATTGACGGAACTGGTACTGTTGGAATCCGAGACGATTTTAATGTTAGTACTATTGGCGATCAAGGTACTGGTAACTACCGAGTAAATTTTTCAAATAGTATGTCAAACAACAATTATTCTGCATTTGCAAGCGGTTCTCAAGCTGAGTTTTCAAGCGGATCTCATCTTGACGGAGTTGAAGTTACTAATTATTTTTCAACCTCGATTGATTGTGTTACTTTTGGCAGCACTTCCGATCCAGATGGCAGAACCGACTTTGAGCAAGTATCTTGTTGTGTTATAGGAGCTAACTAATGTCAACACTTAAAGTCAACACAATTCAGGATACAAGCAGTGGTTCTAGTTCTACTCCTGCTCAAATAGAACAAGGCAGAGCAAAAGCTTGGGTGAATTTTAATGGGCAAGGAACTGTTGCTATTAGAGACGATTATAATGTTAGTACTGTTGGCGATAACGGCACTGGTCAATATCAAATCAATTTTACAACGGGTCTAAATAATAATAGTTATAGCGTTGTTTTAGGAGGGTCAAGAGATCAGCCCGAAGGTTCACGCTGCTTTCCTCCGAATGTCGATGGAATGACTACTGCTAAGTTTGATTTAACTACTCACAATGACGGCAGTACTCTTGTTGATTGGGCTTTAGTTCAAGCTGCAGTTTTTGGCGATCCAGCTTAGGCACGTTATACTAAAACAAAAAAAGAAGGATGGCTAATTCCGACAAACGCATTATTTACACAAACGATGATGGACAGGTTTGTATCCTTATTCCTTCCGATAATTGTCCATTAACTATTGAACAAATCAAAGACAAAGATGTTCCTAGCGGTAAGACGGCTACAATAGTTGATAAATCGGCTGTTCCTAGTGATAGGAGTTTCCGTGATTCTTGGACATTTACTCCTTAAATCGACATGGGATTTGGAATTGACATGGCGAAAGCCAGAGAAATTCATAAGACAAATATCAGAACAGCAAGAACTCCAAAGCTTGCTGAACTTGATGTTGAATTTCAAAAAGCACAAGAAACAAGTGCTGATACTTCAGCCATTGTTGCTAAAAAACAAGCATTGAGAGATGCTCCTGCTGATTCTGCTATTGCTTCAGCGTCCGATACTGATGCCTTAAAAGCTCAGTGGAATACGACTATTTTAGGGACAAGTCCTTATAGTTAAAAAATGGCTATTGCACCTGGCACTTATGACATGACGATCCAACGAAGGTCGGATCATAATGTTTCTGTGACTTTAAAAGATTCAGGTGGAAGTGCAGTAAATTTGACAGGCTACACTTTAGCTTCTCAAGTTTGGAATCCCGAAAGGACGACTAAAGCAGCAGATGTAACTTGTACTGTTACAAGTGCAACAGGAGGGACGTTTGATTGGAAGCTGACAGATACTCAAACAGCATTACTTACTTTAGATGAATATAAATATGATGTGTTATTAACTAACGGTTCAGGACTGAAAGAATACTGGATAGAAGGTACTATTTATATGGATCAAGGATACACTGCATGACCACAGTAAACATTACAACCAACAAAAACACTGTAACTGTTGACGAAAGCAATAGTTCAGTCATTACGGTTACTACTCAGGGTCCACAAGGAGCTAGTGCTGTTGATGAAATTAACGTAGATAATGCTGTAAACAAATCTATCGTTTATTATGACGGTAGTTCTTCAAGTCTTAAGGCCAATAATACTTGGACCACAGACACACTTACAAACGGAGGTAACTTCTAGTGGCTAACACGATCAGGATCAAAAAGAGAGCCGCTAGTGGGTCAGATGGTGCGCCATCAAGTTTATCTCCTTCAGAATTAGCGTTTAATGAAAGTGATCTGAAGCTGTATTACGGTTTTGGTGACAACGGTTCGACTCCACCTTCTGCAAGTTCAATTATTACTGTTGGTGGTTCTGGAGCGTTCTTTAATAAGACGGATACAAAAGCTGCTAATGCGATTTTATCTGGACCCACATCTGGATCGGCTGCTGCTCCAACTTTCCGTGCTTTAGTAGCTGCTGATATTCCATCAATTGCTCATACAAAAATATCTGATTTTGATACAGGAGTCAGGGTAAACAGGTTGGATCAGATGGCAGCTCCTACGGGTGCTGTTTCTGCTAACAGTCAAAAGATTACAAACCTTGCTGATTGTACTGCTGACAACGATGCTGCAAATAAGGGATATGTAGATGGAGTTGCACAGGGTCTTGATATTAAAGATTCTTGTGTTGTTGTCTCAACTTCAAATATCACACTTGCTAATACCCAAAGTGTTGATGGCGTTTCTCTTTCGGCTAATGATCGTGTTCTTGTTGCAGGACAGAGTACAGCTAGTGAAAACGGGATTTACAAAGTAGTCAGTGGTGGAAGTTGGACAAGAGTTGACGATCTAGCAACTGGGGCTGACGCTGCTGGAGCGTTTACATTTATAGAACAAGGAACAACCAACGCTGAAAATGGTTTTGCTTGTACTTCTGATAAGGGATCAGCAGTTGTAGGAACTAATAATCTTACTTTTGCTCAGTTCTCAGGTGCAGGACAGTTAACAACAGGTGATGGATTACAAAAAACAGGCAATACAATTTCAGCCGATCTTAAAAGCAACGGTGGACTTGTTATTGAATCAAGTGAATTAGCTGTAAAATTAGACGCTAGTTCAATCACTGGAACGCTTGCTGTTGGGGATGGAGGAACAGGAGCAACATCAGCTAGTGCTGCTAGAACAGCTCTTGGTTTAGCATTAGGCTCCGATGTTCAAGCGTATGATGCTGCTCTTGCTGCAATTGCAGGATTAGCAACAACTGATGGCGGTATTATTGTTGGAGATGGTTCAACTTTTGTCCTGGAGACTGGATCAACTGCAAGAACTTCTATAGGCGCACAGACATTAGCGGCTGATCTTACTTCTTTATCTAGTTGCCAATCAGGTGGAGCTGCTGCTTTAGCTGCTTTAACCTCAACAGAGATTGGGATTCTTGATGGTGCAACAGTAAGCACTGCCGAGTTAAATCTTCTTGATGGTGTAACTGCTACAACAACAGAATTAAATTATATAGATGGTGTTACTTCTGCAATTCAAACTCAATTAGATGCAAAACAAGCGTTAGATGCAGATTTAACGGCTTTATCTAGTTGTCAGTCTGGAGCCGCAGCAGCATTAGCACTACTTACTTCTACAGAAGTTGCAATTCTCGATGGTGCAACGGTTACAACTGATGAGCTAAACATCCTTGATGGCGTAACTAGCACAGCAGCAGAGTTAAACATTCTCGATGGTGTAACCAGTACAACAGCAGAGCTAAATATTCTTGATGGGATTACTTCAACAACAACAGAATTAAACTTGATGGATGGGGGTACTTCAGCGACCTCTACAACTCTTGCTTCTGCTGATCGTTTTGTTTGTAACGATGCAGGTACGATGAAACAAGTAGCTTTGTCTGATTTAGTAACTTATTTGGAAGATAGTTCAGCTTCAGGGTTTGAGATAGACGGCGGCACTTATTAAGCCGTTTGGAGGTACTTAAAAAATGGCTAACACTGTAAAGCTCAAAAGGGGTTCAGGTAGTGACCCTAGCGCATCTGACCTGGTATTAGGTGAGTTAGCGATAAGGACTGATAATGGTAAAATCTTTTTAAAAAAGGACGATAACAGCGTTGCAGAAGTAAGCGGCGGCGGTGGTGTTGATGATGGAGATAAGGGAGACATAACTGTTTCTAATAGCGGTGATACTTGGACAATTGATAGCGGTGCGATTGATAACGCAAACATCAACGCAAGTGCAGCGATAGCAGGGTCAAAGATTTCTCCTGATTTTGGATCACAAACTATAGTCACAACTGGAAGTGCATCAGTAAGTGGTGATTTAGACATTGCAGCAGACATACGGCATATCGGAGATACCAATACGAAAATCAGCTTTGGAACAGACACTATAAATTTAAGAACTGGTGGTGCTTCAAGGTTGCAATGTACCGATTCTGGTGTTGATGTAACAGGGGATATAACGGCGACTGGAAGTGCTTCAGTTGGTGGTGATGTTTCTATAGCGGATAAAATTGTTCATAGTTCAGATACTGATACTTGTATTCGCTTTCCTGCAACCGACATTATCACAATTGAAAGGGCAGGGTCTGAAGCTTTTAGAATAGACGGTTCTGGGTTGAAAATACCAGATAATCTCATTCATATGGGAGATACAGATACTCAAATATCATTTTCTACCGATAATATTGCTTTAAAAACGGGTGGTAGCGCAGCTTTAACTTTAGATAGCTCACAAAACGCAACGTTTGCTGGAACGGTAACAGGAACATTCTCAGGGAATATCACAGGCAATGTAACTGGTAATACGTCGGGTTCTTCTGGGTCTTGTACTGGAAATGCGGCAACAGCTACAGCGTTAGCTACAGCCCGAACAATTGCAGGAGTTAGCTTTGATGGGTCGGCTAATATTTCGTTAAACAATAATGCAATTACAAACGGGGCAGGGTATATAACAAGTTCTGGAACCTCGGCTGGCTTTAGTGCTGGCAACGCTGGAAATTTAAACGCTAATACTGAAACGGGAATTACAGTTACCTATCAAGATTCTGATGGAACTTTAGATTTTGCTGTAGCAAGCCAAACAGATAATAATTTTACAAATACCCTTAAATCTAAGCTTGATGGTATTGCTTCCAGTGCTACAAACGTCACTAACAATAATCAACTAACAAACGGGGCAGGGTATATAACAAGTTCTGGAACCTCGGCTGGCTTTAGTGCTGGCAACGCTGGAAATTTAAACGCTGGAACATTATTAGCAGCAAGATTAGGAGCAGCATCCGCTTCTGAAAGTGGTATATCTGTCGTTGGTAACTTTGGTCAATGGCAAGGTCATTCAGATTATAGTGATTTCAATACAGAACCAGCTTATTGGGGTTGGAACTATATTAACGGCACTACAAACGCACCAAACACAACATCAGCACAATGGTACAGATGTCGTTTATCTTTAGGAAGTAGCTACGGAAAAGGGTCTGCTAGTGGGGATTATTCTCTTGAAATGGCTATCCCAAGATATAGTCATTCAGCAGCAGGGGTGTTGCACATAAGAACTATTGAAAATGGTTCGGAAGGTAGTTGGACAACAGTCGGAAATAATGCTTCATTAATAACAACTGGAACATTGCCAGCAGCAAGACTCCCAAATCATTCGGCAAGTCTTTTAACTTCGGGAACCATACCAGCAGCAAGAGTCCCAACACTTAATCAAAACACAACAGGCTCGGCTGCAACATTAACAACGGCAAGAACAATTGCAGGAGTTAGCTTTAATGGTTCAGCTAATATTTCTTTAAATAACAATGCAATAACGAATGGTGCAGGTTACATAACTTCAGCCGATGGTGGAAACGCTGCGACCGTAGATGGTTATGACACAAGCCAATCGGCAACAGGTTCTACGATTGTAGTTAGGGATGGTGATGGCGATATAACTGGACGTTACTTTGAAGGTGATTGGTTTAAAGCTCGAACAACAGCTAACTCGGCCTTGAGTTCAAGCGATATTGATGGCGGTGGAGGTTTTGTCGTTTGCCACGAAAATGGATGGTATTATCATCAATCGGCTAGTGCTGTAAGAGGTCTTTTAAATGTTGCAAATGGAGCAAATAACTACTCATTTCCTTATACCGTTTCTTCATCTGCATCAAATAGTACTGTTGTTCAAAGACATAGTTCAGGATATATCTTCTCTAACTACATAAATACAACAGATAACTCAGTAACAAGTAGTGTCTCTGGCCTTATGTGTAAACAAAGTGGGCAAGGAGATTATCATAGAACTGCTACTGCTGGTGCGGTTAGATCATTTTTAAACGTAGCTGATGGAGCTACAAATGTCACTAACAATAACCAACTTACTAATGGTGCAGGATACATCACTTCTGCATCCGCAAATGATGGAATATTTTGGGAGAACGATCAAGCGGTTTCTTCTAATTACACAATCACAAACGGTAAAAATGCAATGTCGGCTGGTCCCATCACTATTAACAGTGGTGTAACTGTTACGGTTGGAAGTGGCGAGAATTGGACTATAGTTTAAAAAAAAAATCACTGTATGACTATTTCAATCGAATCCATCAAGAAATACGCCGAGGGCTTAAAGGCTGATTTATTAAAAGCTAAAGACAGAAAAGAGCAAGCAGTTCAATCTGTTAATGAAGCCGACAGTCAAGTTAAACTTCTTGATGGTGCGTTGCAGTTTGCAAATCTTTTAATTCAAGATTCGGCAAAGACTGATGTTTCATCTGCTGTTGAAGGCGTAATAAACCTTGAAGGGGAAGCAGAGCAACCAAACCCATAAAAACGATTAGGCTAGTATAAGTAATAGCTTTTAAAATAGCTTCTTTTACCATGCAACGTATTTTTAACACTATTAGTGTACTTGCTTTTGTTCTTGTAGCGGCAATCACTGGTGGTGGGGTGTTTGG